TCTTCATCATCTCCAGGTCGAGCGTGACGCTTTCGCCAGCGTCGGCTTCGAGGCCGGTGTAGTCGCTGGCGTCGTCCGCGAAGGTACCGTTGAAGTAGTACGTCCCGCTCGCGACGGACTGGTACTCGACAACGTCAGAACTGTTCGAGCCGTACTCGGCGAGCTCGCGGTTGCCCTGGTGGACCGCGAGGGCCGTGCTGTTGCTATCCTGGCTGTAGGACAGCGTGGAGTTGGTTGTGGTGTTGTACGTCTGGGTGCTGGTGTCGTCGAGGTCCGTCGTCGACGTCGTGTCCGTTGATTCGGAGTCAACGGTCGGGGCGGTCGCCATGACCAGCCCCGACGACGCGACGATGAGGCCGACGATAGCCAGCGCTGCGACTGTCTTGGTGGTGAAGTCTCGCATTGGTGAAAAGCGGTGATTGGTTGTGTGACTGTACGTGTGGGTCCGAGCCGCCGAGGCGGCGGGACCACTGGGGGCGGTGGGATGCCTCCGGATTGATAGCGTGTGCTCATTGGTTCAGTTCTGCGTCGGTTTCGGTGCGGCCCCGCTGGAACTCTTTGGTCGACTGGCCGACGGCGCGGGCCAGTCGCGGGATGCGTGACGCGCCGAACAGCAGGACTGCGAGTGCGAGTATAATGAGTAGTTCTGGTGGTGCGAGCATGGGTTTGTTTCACGTATTGGTGTGTGGATTTACTGGGTAGTCTGTGTCAGTGTTTATCACTAATTTTGTTTCATCACGAAACCCGATTGACGTTAGAACGTGCCAGTTTTGAGTTGCGTTGTGTCATTCCCCGCCCCGTCATCAAGCATTGTTGTAGGCGTGCCCCCCGATGATGTTGTCATCCGCCCCTGAACTTATAGAAACACCAACATCAGACGCGTCGTAACAGTGGACGTTTAAGTTATTTCGAAGTGACCCAGGGAGAATACGTACACCAGAAACACCCCTTTCGGTCTGGACGCAAAGCGTCGAATCGGTCGCTCCATCAATCGTGACGCCGTTGCCGCTCGGCACATCAACTCGCTGAATCACGCCAGTAATCTCGTGTTGACTCCCCGTCATACGGAGCGCGTTGGTTTCGTCTTCGATGGATGTGTGCCCTTGAACGACGGCGCCGCTCCCCTGTATAAAGAGTCCACGATAACACTGCTTGCTTGTGTTGCCAATAAAGGTGCAGTTTTCCGCCCCCGAATATTGGTCAAACCCTCCCCGTGTGGTAGCGTGTCCGCAGTTCACCGCCGTAGAGTTAGATACGGTGATGTCTTCGGCTCCGTTTGAGCAGTGGACAGCATACCCGTCGCAATCTTTTCCGAGAACGTCAAATACAGTAACATCGCTCGTCTCGTCAATGTCGATAAACTCCGAAGGAGAGTTGATGCCTGTGACACCCTCGACACGGCCACCTGTGACGTTGTCCAATTTTATCAACTCGGTGTCGAGGGGGTCAACCCCACTGCCGAAATTGACGTTCGTTTTATTCCCGTCAATCGTCCCCGCGCCCGTGATTGTGGGGCCGTCTCCGCCATTGTAATGCAGCAAACCTATGTTGTCGTTTTCGACAGTCTGACCCTGCGCCTTGATTGTGGCTCCGCTGCTGAGTATCACTGTTTGCCCTTCGTCAAACGGGGTGGAGCTGTAATCTCGAATGTACGTCCCAGAGGGATAATAGACGGTGCCGTGAGCCCCCGCTGCCGCGTGGGCATTATCAAGTGCGGCCGTGTCGTCTGTGGCCCCGTCTCCCGCCGCCCCATAGACCGTAACATCGTACCACGGCTTTCCGTTGAACGATGCGCTGGCTACATCGATTGATGTCGGGCTGATATCCTCGCCGTCAACGCCGTTTGCGTCATACGTCATCCTTGGTCCTCGCTGTACTGTCGTGTTGTCGTGCTGTTGTGCATTGGAGTCCTCCTGTCGTGGCCCGGATTCCGCCGGGGTCGTTACCGCACGAGGAAGCTCTGGTTGAACTCCGCCGCCGACCGCTCCGGCAGGTCCAGCCGCTCGCGCAGTACCTGTTCGACAAACGCCGGATTGGTCGCCAGCGTCCGCGTGTCCTGGTAGCTGGCGCTGATGTCGTTCAGCGCCTGCCAGCCATCGGTCCCGGTCGCGAACAGCCGGACGATATACCAGTCCTGGTCGGGGAACTGCGCGACCAGGCCGGCGTAGCTCCCGCTCACGGCCGCTTCGTCGACGACGATGCCGGCATAGCCATCGAGGGCGTCGTGATGCTGGTCGATATAGTCCGGCCGGTGGCTGTCGCCAGTCTCGACAACCGGCAGGATGTACCACCGCGAGTAGTCGGTGCCTGCGCTCATAGGGTTTTCCCGTTCAGGATTCGCACTTCGTCGACGCGCTCGACCTGGGTGGCGTCGCCGCCAAACCACAGCTCGACCGCGCCGTTGTTGTTGCTATCGTGGCTGGGGTCGACGGTGCCCTGGACCTGCGCGACCTGCGTGCCGCGCGTCGCCGTGGTGGTGTCGTACTCGTACAGCGTCGCTGTCGCATCGTTGTTCGGGGCGTCGTCCCCGTTGTGCCACTGGAGTGTGGCCTCGTAGACCGCGTTCGCCGCGGCCGGGCTGGTGGTGTCTGCCGCAATGGCACTTTCCGTGCCGGCGACCTCCTCGCGCAGTGCGACGTCGCCGTCGGCTTGCAGGTTGACGTGGATGTTGTAGTCGGAGCTGCTCGTGCCGTTGCCGCTGCCGAACGCGACGAGCCAGATGTCCGTCGCCAGGGCGTCGGTGTCGACGACCCACGAGACCGTCGCGCCTTTCGCCGGGTAGTTCGGCGCCGGGTCCGTGATGCCCGTCCCGCTCGTGACCTTGATGAACGACGCCGATGTGTGTTCGAGCGAGTAGGTGCCCAGCAGCGACGTCGTCGTGACGCTGGTATCGCCGGTGTTGGTCCAGTGCCGCTGGTCGCCGCTCTCCCAGTTGTCGATCAGGAGGGTCGTATCGGCCGTCTGGGCCACGCCGCCGCTGGTCTGGACGACACCGCCGCTGGTCTGCCGGCTCCCCGTCATGTGTCGATGTAGCCGTCGATGGTGGGTGCCGCGTCGACGTCACTGCCCGTCGAGTTGGACATGCGCACCAGGACGGTGTTGCCCTGCGTGGCGGTGTAGGTCGTGTCGTCACGCTGCCCGAGTGTGATTTGGTTGACGACGGTCGATGCACCGACGTCGTACACGTCGAGCGTGCAACTCGACGACGAGCCCCCGCCCTGCTGGTTGAACTGCATACTCGTGATGGTGACCGTCCCGCCGCTGGGCGGCACCAACCGATGATACTCGACGTCGTCCTGGCCGTTGGGGATGAGGGTATGGCCAGGCTCGTAGTGGACGCGCTCCTGTATATCGAAGCCACTCGTCAGGCCCGTTCCGGCGGAGGGTTGCGTGTGGTGGATGTCCGGGTCGCTTTCGTGGCTGTTGAGTTCCGACTGGGTGGCGAGGTCTTCGGCCACCGAGTCGGCCTGGAGGGCGCGCATCCGGCGGTCGTCTATGTCCGGGGCCGTCAGGCTCGTCGCTCCAGCGGGCACCCACACTTGGGCGAGCGCGCACCCAACAGTGTTACTTAGGTCTGGCGGCGCCGGCCGATAAAATTCGAATCGCGAGAGATTTGGGTCGTCGGGGTCCGTCGCCTCTGGCGTCCCGTTTTCCACCTGCAGGTCCCCACTCGCGTCGACATACACTACATCGATTCGAGAGTCCGTGCCGTTCGCGCCGTCGATGCCGATGGTCTGGGACCCAACGGAGTGGGTCGTCCCCTGGATGTACGCGTCACCGGCCGCAACGGAGAGCGTGTCCGTGCTCCCGAGCGCGCCGGTATTGATGGTGACGGCGAGGTCGCCGCCGGCGGGGTCGATGACGCCGACACCGTCGCCGCGATAATGCTGCTGATTCTCGTCGAGCGCTGCGCCGCCGTCGCCGTCGTCGATCGTGTAACTTGTCATTGCTTAGGGTTGGTTGAGTTGTGCGGTCTTGCGGACCTGGTCGACGATGGTGCCGACGATGCCCCGGCCGCTATCGTTGACCTCCAGCGTCGCCCGGGCCTCGCCGCTGGCCTCCCGCAGTTGCGTCTGTTCGACCGGTAGGTCCGGCGCGCCGTCGCCGGTGTCGAACTTCTCGATGGTGTACCAGTACCCCGGCAGGACGAGCTGGGGGATGATCTCCAGCGACCCCGACAGGTCGTCCTCGCTGACGCGGTCGGCGAGTTCGCTGTCGGCGCGGGCCTGACAGTCGGCGTCGGTCGTCAGGGTCTTGTCGTCGATGCGGACCAGCACCTCGTCACCCAGCCGGTCGATCTCGCCCTGGTCGGCGGCCCGAGCGAAGGCGCGCCCACCGCCGCTTGTCGTGCCGCCGTAGACTTCGACCGCGTTGGCGTAGTTCGTCGCATCGAGGCTGCTGTCCCAGTCCGTCGCCGTCCACGTCCCGCTCTTGACCTGCTCGCTCGGGACGTAGGACTCGACGCGCTTGCCGGACCGCTGGTGGCGCACGGTGAATCGCATCCCCGCGAGTTCGTGGAGGTCCTGGAGGACTTCCATCGGCGTGCCCTCCGTCGAGTAGTCCGACAGCGACGTCGGGGAGTTCGGCACGACGACGGTCGCATCGAAGCCAGTGTACTGACTCCAGACCGTCTCGATGGCTTCGTAGGCGTCACCACTGAATGGCCCGACTGAGATGGCGCCGCGAGTCAGCGACCGCGCTGGCCCGTGAGCTTCGATGGTCGCAGTCTCGCCCGTGCTGGGCCCCGGCAAGCCCAGGATACGGCCGCCGAACAGGCGCTGGCCGCGAAACTCCAGGACAGCGTCCCCGAGGATGAAGTCCTCGAGGCCGTCGAAGGGTGGAATCTCGGCCGACAACGTCGAGACGGCCGTGTGCTCCAGCGTGACGTCGATGCCAAGCAGCGCCGTCGTGAGTGTGCGCCGGCCATTCGGGGCGCCCAACCGCAGCCGATACTGGCTCTTGGGGACAGCGCCGTACGTCCCGGGCCGGGTCGGGCCGTAGGTCGCCGGGCGTGTCGACCCGTACGTGAACGTGAGACTTGCGTCGGGCATCGTCAGTCCAGTGCGTGGAGGTAGTCGACGCGGGCCTCGCCGACGATGTCAAGCCCGACGCCGCGGCCCTGGTGGGTGGTGTCGGCCGTCGGCGAGCTGATAGCCGCCAGTTCGGTGTCGCGTGTCCCGGGGTCAGACGCCGTTGACGTCGAGTAGATGCGCGTCGGGTGGACGCCGGTGCCGCCGCCGTCGTAGTCGGCCTCGATGATGTACCACGTCCCCGTCGACAGGCTGGGGCTGGCCGATCCCAGCGTGCGCGTGACGCCGTCGGCGTCGGTCGACAGGAGCGTCAGGTCGTCGTTGGCGACGTCGACCCGGACGCGGTTGTCGCCGGTGAAATCGTCGGCGTCCTTGCCGAACGCGAAGTCGATGCGGTCGCTGCCGGACTCCGCGTAGATCGCCAGCGCCGGCGTGTCACCGGACTCGGGATAATAGCCCAGCCCGTCGCCAGGCAACGAGTAGTCGGCCGTCCGCGTGCTCTGGTCCCAGTAGGCCGCAGCGCTGCCCTCGAAGGCCGGCGTCGTGTACGTAAACTCGGAGTCACCGCCGCGCCAGTTGTCCTTGATCGAGTTCTCGAAGGCTTCGATGAGTCGCGTCGCCGCGCCGGAAAAGGAGGTCACCGTTGTCGTATTAAAGGAGATGATGGCGTTGGCGTCGGCCGAGTAGGCCCGGAACTCGCCGGCGCTGGTGTTGCGCCAGAGCCGCGTCTGTGTCAGGTCCTCTTCGGGCGGGTCCGCCGACAGGACCGGGACGACGCCGAAGCCGCCGATATCGCTCACGCGGACGTCGTTGATGTCCGTCGGATTCAGGGCGTCACTGGCGGTCGTCCCTGGCGGCACCCACACCTCGGCCAGCGGGACGCCGTCCAGCGCCTGCGCGCTCGGCGGCGCCGGCACCGGGTTCTGGAACCGGTCGTTCGGGGTGAGTTGAGGCACCGTCTCGGCGGGGTCGCCCTGGATGTACCCCGCCTCGCCGCGGTAATCCACATACACGAGGTCGCGACGGTGGTTGTTGGGCGCGCCGTCGGGCAGCGTCAGCGTCTGCTGGCTGAACTCGGTGAGCGAGCCCGAGACTCGCACCGTCCCGCTGTCGACGGTCACGTCGATGCTCGACCCAGAGGCGGCGAACGTGACGCCGCCGCCTTCGAGCCAGCCATACCCTTCGCCAAGGCGAAAGAGGGCGTTCAGGGGCAGTGCTGTCGCACCGTCGTCGAGATTGAGTCGTTGTGGCATCCTTAGAGTCCGTTGACTTCGCGTGCTGCCCGCACGTCGGCCCGCGTGTCGAACGCGCTGGCCGGCGCGATGGTCGTCGCTTCGAGTGTCAGCGTCGCCCGCGTCGTCCGATCGGGTGGCTGCGGGCTGACGGCCTCGCCGCCCGTGACGACCGCCCAGCGAGGCTCGTGCATCGACTGACGTGTGGGTGGCGCCTTGCCCGCCGGGGCATCGGCGTCGCTGGTCGCGGCGAGTGGCCCGATGCGGACGAGCTGGGTGCCGTCCGGCGCGTCGTGTTGCTCGCGATAGTGGACCGATTCGCCGGGGATGTCACCGTAGACGACGACGTCGGCCGCCCGTCGGAGCAGTTGCCGCGCCCGGCGGAACCGGTCGACGTGTTCGTTCGCCGCAAAGCCCCGCCCGGTCTGGGGCAGAAATGAGAAGGTGTAACTGACCGTCGTCCCCGGCCGGATCGGCGAGGGACGGGTGTCGGCGACGAGGCCGTCGGCCCGGACGTTCGCGCCCAGGCCCGCGTCGACGGTGATATACCACGGCTCGTCGCTGTTCGTGTATGTCGGGTCGCCCTTGCCGTACCTGTGATGGCCGTGGCGGGCGTAGCCATGTCTGTAGGTCATGCGTTAGCGAGTGAGTAGCCGTTCGAGCCGTTTGTCCAGCATCTGCACGACTTCGTCAGCATCGGCGCCGGGCGCGTCGATCTGGATGGCGCCCTCTTCGATGGTGACGGCCTCGCCGCCAGCACTGAGTTCGTCGGCCAGCGCCTCGGCGCCAGCCTCGACGCCCATCACGACCTCGCTGGGGTGGAGATAGGCCAGTCCCTCGCCCTGTGTCAGGCCGCCGTGGGCGAGGCCGGGGGCGTCCGAGCCGCCATACAGGTCCGAGCCGGAGCTGTCGCCGCCCGTGTCGGCGTCGTCGGTGTAGCCAGCGAAGGAATTGTTGGAGCCGTCGTCGTCACCCTCGCCGCTTGTTCCACTTGTCCCGCCATCGTCTGAACTTCTCCCTGCGCCGGGGTTGCTACTGCCACCACCATCATCGTCGTCATCGTCGCCATCGTCGTCGGGGCCGTTGACGACCTTGTTGACCGTCTGGGTGATGGTCGTCGAGACGTTGTTCGGGATGGCTTCGACCGTATCAATCGCATCGGAGGCGGCGTCGATGATGTTCTGGATGGCGTTGGTGATGTCCGACAGGTCGATGTTGCCCAGCGCCGATTCGATACCGCCGACGATGGCGTCGAACGCGCCCTTGATGAGCGACTTGCCCGTCGATTTGAGGTAATCGGCGACGTCGTTGATCATATCCGGGAAGAACGAATTGCCGATGAGCCAGTCGTAGAAGCCGGTGAACGCGTTTTGCAGGCCGGCGATGATGAGGTCCAGCGCGGACAATAGTGCACTTTTGCCGGAGTTCTTGAACCAGTCAACCATCCGCGACCACGTACGCTGGAAAAAGTCATCGATGTTGTTCCACGCGCCTTTCCAGTCCCCGGAGATGAGGTCGAGCGTGACGTTCAACGTGGTCAGCATCGCGTCGGTGAATATCGTGAGTGCTGTCAGCACAGCGTCGAATATCCCACGCGTGACAGCGATGATGTCGTCACCCCAGGTTTTCCAGAACGATTGGATTGCGTTCAGCGTCGGCCTGATGATGTTGGTCCAGAGGCTGTTGAACGCCGTGCGGGCGTTGGCGAGGATGCCATCCGACCCCGAGAGGTTCGCCTTCCAGACCTGCCGCATATCGGTCAGCGTCGTCCGGATGTTCGTCAACACCACCGACATGACACGGCTGACCACGTCGCGAATCATGCGGAAGGTCTGTCTCCCCTCGGTCAGCATCTGGTTGATGTTACGCGAAAACTCCGTCTGGCTGTTCTGGGCGGGGGTGATGATCTGGTTCTTGAAGGACTGCATCGTCGTCCGCGCCACACTCAGAATTGTATTCAGCGCCGTCCGAACGGTGCGCTTGACCTGATTCCAGTTATCCCGGAAGGCCGCGACGATGGTCGCCAGCGGCCCGGGAACGACGACGGTCGCCAGCGTCGCCAGCGCCTGTGCTGGGTTCTGTGTGATGAAGTTAGTTAGGTCTCTGATGATGCCCTTGACAGTGTCGCCGTGGCTCGCCCACAGTGTACTGACCCGCAGCAACACAGAGCGAACCGTCCGGCCGAGCGTGCGGATGCCGGCGATGAACGTATCGGCGATGAATCGGACGACGTCGTCGAGGTTGTTCCGCGCTCGCGTGACGAAGCTACGGATGGTCTCGCCCGCTCGTGACAGGGCGCCACCCGTCACGGCATCCAGCGTCGTCATCGTCGCCGTGATCTCCTGGGAGATGGCGTTGAACACCCGCTCGGTCTGGGCTCGCATCCCGCCGATGTCGGCCACCCACGCGCCGGCGAGCGCCGATATGGCGATGACGGCTGCGCCGAGTGGCCCCAGCAGGGCCGAAATCGCACCGGCGATGGCCGTGACTGCGGGGACGGCCACGACGAACGCACTCCCGAGCAGGCCCGCCGCGACAGCGCCGCGCCGAACCGGCTGCGGAAGGTCGTTGAACACGGACACGGCGCGGCCGAGCGCGCCGATGGCGTCCGCGACCGCCGGGACGAGGATGGTGGCGACGGTGTTCCCCAGGCGCAACAGTGGCGGCAGTGCCGACACCGTCGCCCCAAGGAGTTGCGCGAACTCGTCGCGGGTCGCACGGAAGGAGTCGGCCAGCAGGTCGAACGCCTGCGGCCCACGGCTCGCGATGAAGCTGACGAAGTCTTGAAAAACGGGGAGCGCTCGGCGGGCGAGTCTGAACACAGCCGCCGTGATCTGTGGGATGATGTCCATCGCCCGCTGCCCCATCGACCGCAGTGTGTCGGCGAACTGGTCCAGCGGGCCGAGTGTATTCACGATCGAGCGGACCAGGTCCGGCAGTGCGTTCAGTGCATCCCGGATGAGCGGGACGAACTGCTGGCCGAGTGGCGCGATGATGTCGGCGATCTCGGTGCGGAGTTCGCCGAAGCGTTTGGCCAGCGCCTCCGCTGGCTTCTCGACGTCGGGCATGGTCGCGGCGAGCTGGCGGCCGTAGGCCAGGAAGCCCGACCCGATGACCGTCCCGAAGGCCGCCGCCAGTGCACCAGCCCCGCCCGCGACAGCGCCGAGCGTGGCGACCAGTGGCCCGAGCGTCAGCGACAGGGCCCCCAGCGCCGGGATGAGTGAGGCCGACATGACCGCCGACCACGTCGCCGACGCGCCGGCTGCACCCGACGACGCCGACGAGTAGCCGACGATGCCAGCGGTCGCCGTGGCCGCCTTCCGCCCCGTCTGACTCATCTGGTCGCCGACGTTGTCGATGCGGTTGGCCGCGAGCGTCGCCGGGGCGACCAAATCAGACATGCCTTCGGCGACGCGGCCCAGCCGTGCCGACAGCCCGGTCGCCTCGTCGCCGGTATCCTCCATCGACTCGCCGGCCTTGTTGATGGCGGCCCGGAACTGCTTGTCGCCGTCGAGGACGATCTCGGCCAGCACTTCGCCGCCAGCCATCTACAGTCCCCCCGACTGGCCAGCGCCGCCGCTGGCCTCCTGGTCCTGTTGTATCTCGTTGTATGCGTGTTCCATGAAAATCCGCTCCGGCGTGCCTTTCGCTGGCAACTCGTGGGGCATCGCACTCCAAAACTGGCAGAACTGGGCGTAGGCTTTCCCGGCCTTACTCTGTCCGAAATTTCTGGGCGTTTCGCGCCTCCTCTTCGTACCGGAAGAAGATTGCCGTCAGGAGTTCCTGGCGCGTGCCCGAGCGCAGGCCAGTTCCCGTCTCGAAGCGCTGTTCGTCGAACGCGTCGTCGGCCGTGACGTCGCCGAGGAACGCAAAGAGCCACTGCTCGAACTGTGCGAGACTATCGAAGTACTCGCTGTCGAACGCGACGTCGTCGAGGTCGTCGGCCTCCTCGGCCTGCTCGTCGATGGCCGCCATCAGGCGGAAGCCATCAGTCATGATGTCCTGCTCGCGGTCGGACAGTTCCCGACACTCTAGCGGAACGGTGGGGATGTCGTCGCTGTGGCCCCAGAGGTCGGCCGCCCACGTCGTCTGAAGCGCTTCCTGCATCGCCGCCTCGGCCTCGGACAGGTCGTCGTCGGTTCGCTGCCCTTCGACGGCGTCGGTGGTCTGGCGCTGGGCGCTGTCGGAGAGGTGTCGCCAGTGCCCGTCGCCTGTGTCGCCCTTGAGCCGGGCCAGCCCTTCGTCGAGAAAGTCGTCCTGTTCGTCGCGGTCCAGCGCCTGCCACGCATCGGCATCCTGCATCGGGTCCGGCGTGGTGTCGGTGTCGGCGTCGCTCATGGGTTAGAGCGTGCCCCCAGCGTCGAGGCGGGTCGGGCGCTCGCGGCTGTGGACTTCCAGCTCGCGCGTGGAGAAGTCCTCGACGCCGATCTCGGCCGAGTCAGCGATGATGATATAGTCGTCCGTGCCGGCGCGCCACTTCGGATTGTCGTTCGTCGCGTCGTTCTGAGTCGCGTAGACGGAGACGCGCAGCGCCGGGTTGCTGGCCGAGAGTTCGCGGCTGTCGGCGTTGCCCTTGATCTGGTCGGTGGTAGTGTCGTACAGCCCCATCGTCTCCAGTTGGGCCGTCCCGGTGACGATGTCGCTGGAGAAGGCGATGATCCAGGCCTCGCTGACCGGCGACTTGTCCATCGCATAGCGGCCGTGGCGGCGGGACTCCGCAACCTCGGTGTTCGGGGACACTTCGACAGTGTCCTTGGTCTTGCCGACCAGATTCCAGGTCGGCGTCGATGCTGTGTGATCGTCGGTGAACTCGATCTCGATGATGTCGCCGACTAGTGATTCTGCCATGTGTTACTGTGTCTGTGGTAGTGTGGTGACTGCGGTGTGGTGAGCAAGCGATACGTCAGGACTGGCTGGCGGTTTTCGTCAGTTCGACCTGGAGGTTGCCGACCAGTTCGCGGCCGATGTTCGACTCCAGCTCGAAGGCATCGGCCTGTTCGATGACGACGTAGTCGACGGCGCCGCCCAGGCTGCGGTCGTCGTAGAGTGCGTTCTCGACGGCCGCCATCGCCTCCAGCGTCGTCAGCAGGTTCTCCTCTGGCGTCTGGGGGTCCGATTTGACGAACACGGCGATGTCGGTCCGCAAGCGGATGAGTTCGTTCTGCCGTGAACTCTCGACGTCGTCGCGTTGCTTGGTGAACGACAGGACCATCGCGTGGGGGTGCTCGATGCCAGCCGGTCGCTTCTGCCCGAGGATGACCCACGGGTCGCGTGACCCGTCGGTCGCCCAGTCCACGTCGGCAGCTTCGAGCGCGGCCGTCAGCCCATCTATGGCTTCAAGGTACCAGGCGACCCAGTCGACCGAGTTCATCGGTCGAACACCCCGCGGCGTTCAAGCACCCGTTCAGCGATGTCGCCGGCCTGGGCCTGCGTGTCCGCGACCGGGTCGGTCACGAAGTCATGGGCCTCGGTGCCGTAGTGGTAGATCGACCAGTAGATGGCGTCGAAGCCACCGGGGTAGTTGTTCCGGCGCGCCCACCGCGCCAGACTCGTGTTCTCGCTGGGGTTGGGCGACCCCGGTGCGTGGGGGTCGCTGCCCTTCAGCAACGGTTCGATGTAGTCGACGCCCTTCTTGCCGCCAGCGACGACCTCGGCCGGCCCGTCGCCCTCGGTCTCGATGGTGCGGACCGTGGATTTGGCCGTCCCGCTACTGGTCGGAATCTCGCGTCTGATGTTGCCGACCAGGTCCTCGCCGAGGGCGTCGAGGATGGCCGTGCGATGCCGGGGCCAGTTGCGGTCGATCTTCTCCAAGGCGTCGCTGACCTCGTCGTCGAAGCGAAACCCGCCACGGATGCCAGCCATCAGATGGCCCCCATCGTCTGGCCCTGTTCGCGGTGGGCCTTGAGCATCCCACGGATTTCGGCCGTCATCGCCGACGGCAGGTTGACCGTCACGTCGACGTCGTCCTGCTGGACGATCATGCCCTCGCGCATCTGGGCCAGGCCCGACAGCGTGTTGTTGACCAGCTTCGTTTCGGCTTCGGCGATGTCGGCCGGCGGGGACTGAAAGCCCCAGTCCAGGTCGACCTGGATGTTCTGGTAGCCAGTCTCCCATTCGGGCCGGCTTTTCTCAGCCGTGTCCTGGGCCAGCCGCTCGACCGCATCGACCTCCGGCGGCTCGGTGCGGATGAGCTGGGCGTCGGCAGCCACGACGACGTACTCGTCGGTCGGCACGACCTCGCCGTCGACGCGTACCTCGCTGACCGACCGCGTTGGCTCGGGCAGGTCGAGGATGCGCTTGCCGCTCGCGCCGCCATCCAGCGTCACCGTGTCGCCGGCGTGGTCCTCGAAGTCCCGGCCGGTGTACTCGTCGATGCGCGCCTTCGCTTCGACCTGCCGGGCTTCGAGGAATTGCTGCCACGCCGTCGGGTCGTCGAAGCTATCCGACAGGGAGAAGGTGTCGTTGTCCTGCTGGACATAGCTCTCCAGTGCCGACGGCTCGGCGTACACGAAGTCGCCGCTACTGGTCGTAGGCATGAGTTAGGAGAGGTCGGACAAGACCTGCACGTCGAAATAGTCTTCCTCGGGCTCGATTTCGAGTGTTCCAGAGTGGTCGATGTGGAACTCGGCGCGGTGTGACCCGGTGTTCGTGAGTTCCGACGGCCCGAACTGGTAACTGACGGTGTCGGTGTCGTCGACGTTGACGGACTGGCCCGAGACGACAGTGGTGCCGTCAGGGGCTTCGACGTACAGCGACACGCCCGTGATCGTCGTCAGGTCGGTGTCGGTGGTCAACGTCTGTGTCCACGTCTTGTAGCCGTCGCTTGTTTTGCGTGTATGATCCGCCATTAGTCATCACCTCGGGCAGCGTCGATGGCGTCCAGCGCTGTCTCGCGGTCCTTGCCATCATCTTCGGCCTGATAGAGCGCGTCGAGTTCGTCGTCGGTGTAGCCCTCGGCGAGTGCGTCACGCAGCTCGTCGACGGTGTAGTCGCTGGGGTCGAAGGGCGCGACATCGCTCCCGTAGCGGTGGGCCTCGGCGGCCTCGACACTGGCGTGTTCCAGCGCCCACTGCGACCCGACGAGTGCGTCGGCCTGCTGTTCGGTCAGCCCCGTCAGAAAGGGCTCCTCGGGTGTCAGCCGCGGGCCGTCGACGCGGCGCCAGCCCGACGCATCCTCGCGCAGGCGGACGACGTGTGGTTCGACACTGTCGCTCATGACCGCCCCCAGACACGCAACTTGATGGTTTCGCCGTTGAGGTCGGCCTTGCCGGCGGCGACCTCGTCGAGCGGGTTACCGTCGGCCGCCGCCTCGAAGGCCTGGATGGTGCCGTTGGCCTCGTCCCAGCGGACGACGTAGCCCTTGGCGGTCGTGCCCTCGACGACGTCGACGTGCTCGATGCTGCCGAGGTTGGCGTCGCTGGCCGCCAGCGTCTCGCCACCGCTGGTGTAGGACCCGTCGAACGTGGCCGTGATGGTCTGCACACGCTGGTTGCCGAGCCAGCGATGGTCGCCGGTACTGTAGGAGATGCCCATTTCAGGTCACCTCAGGGCGCCGCGATGTTGTCGGCAGTCACGACACCGGACTTCTCCATGATCTCGTAGTCGATCTTGGCGAGCATGTTGTAGATGGTCTCGATGTCGTTGAGAACGTTGCGCTCGGAGTCGCTGGTGGTCTTGACACGGAGCGGGTCCTGCACGATGTAGAGCAGGTTCTCCATGCTGGTGAGCATCGCGCGGTCGTCGGGCCAGCCCAGCGGCGTCATGATGTCGAAGCCGTAGGGCGTCGGCTCGTCGCCGTTCATCAGCATGGCGTCGCCGCCGGAGGTCGAGCGGTCCGTGAGGTACTCCTGATAGGCGTCCTTCTGCTCGTAGGACGTCAGGAACACCAGGTTCTGGGCCTTCTTGAACCGCTCGGGCATCGCCGCGCGCATGTTCTCGAACAGCGACTTGTCGATGGCGGCGCTGGAATGGTTGACCGTGCCGGGGTTCCCGCTGTTGTCCGCCAGCGTGAGCCAGCCGTCCTCGATTGCGGTGAACCCACTCGTGCCCGTGTCACCCGTCGACGCCAGGAGTTCGAGGTCGCGGCGGAACTGCCGGACGAACAGCCCGCGGATGGTCGCCTCGGGATCGTCGATGATCTCGTTGTTGGCCTCCCACGTCTGCTCGAAGGGCAGGCTGACCTTGGTGGTCGAGAACGAGACATCCGCGTTGTTGATGTTCTGGAGCGAGACGCTGTTCCCTTCGCCGACCTGCTGGAACAGTTCCGAGCCGACCGACAGCCGCGGGATGTCGCCGGATTCGGCCGTCGGCGTGAGCATCCGCGCCTGGTCGAGGACTTCGCTGCGGTTCTCGACGTCGATCATGAAGTCCTCGAACTGCTCGGGCGAGAGTTGCGCGCCCGTCGAGAAGTCCGTCGAGGAGACCTTCTCCAGCGCGCCGGCGTTGGCCTGGCGCGTGCCCTGGGCCGACATTAGGCGTCACCTCGCGGGTCGAAGGGGCTGCCGTCCCACGTCTTCTCGCTCTCGCCGGCGCTGTTGCCCGTATCGGCCTGCTGGCTGACGCCCTGGGCGCTGGCCATCTGTTCGACCTGGTCGGCGATGGTCTCGACGGCGTCGGCGAGCTGGTCGACCTTCTCGTCTGTGGCGCCGTCGTCGCCGCCGTCGTCCTTCTCGGCGTCGTCATCCGTGCCGGCAGCGTCGCCGGCGTCGTCATCATCGAGCTGTGCCTCAATCGTGTTGAGACGCTCTTCAATCGAGCCGAGCGTCTCTTCGATGTCGTCACTCATTTCTATTGGTGTGGTGTCGCTGTCGGCGTCGGATGGGCCTCCGGCACTGGATTCAGTATCCCGGCCGTAGGCCCCGATGTCGAACCCGTCGGTGTCGTCGTCCGTGAACCGTCGCCGACCGTGGTCCACGTCCGACCGCGAAAGCATGTCCAGCGCGGCGTCGTGGACGGCTTTCACGCTCTCGACGTTGTCCGCCGAGAGGGTGCGGCCCCCCTTCTCGTCGCGTGGGTCCGTTGCTGGTGTTTCGACGACCTGTGCGCCCGTCGGATCGCCGCCGCCACTGAGCCAGGACTTCGCCCGGCCCAAGAGCCCGCCGCTGTCGGCTTGCTTGTGCTCCTGGAGGAACTCGGCCAGCCGGCGGGCATCGTCGGGCTCGTGGCCCCGCGCTTCGAGGTAGAGTCGTGCCGCGACGATGTTCTCCGTCAGCGCCGGCGCGGCCTTCGCGAGGGTCTTGGTCTCGGCATGGACAGCGTCGGGGACCGCCGGCTTGTCGACCGTCGACGTCTCCATGATGCGACCCTTGGTAATCTCGCGGACCATGATCTCGTCGCGGTCCAGCCCCGCCTCGTCGAGTTCCGCCTGCACGTCGTCGGGGATGGTGACGTCGTCCGGAATCGTGCCGGGCTCGTAGACGGTGCCTTTGGCGGTCCCGCCAATACTGAACCCACCGAGGACGCCGTCAGTGATGAGCTGCCAGAGTTTCTGGTCATTGTACTTGTAGGACTGGACCCACGTCCCAGCGGGCAGGGTTTTTTCGCCGATGGTCTCGCTTTCGTTCAGCACGCGGCTCTCGGTCAGCTCGACCGCGTCGGTGGGAAACACCGCGTGCATGACGCCGGGATGAGCGTCGCCCGACTCGAAGCGTTCTTGGTACGCATCGGCGAGGTCGCGGATGGTCGACTCCCGCAGGAAGTCGCCTTGATGGTCCAGCCGGTCGGGCACCAGGACGGCGCCGCGGGCGATCTGTTCGTCCTCGTCTTTGGCCAGGAGGTCGACGCGCTTGTCGAACTCGCCGGACTTTTGTGGGGCTGTGGCTGCGGACATCAGTTATCAACTCCGAGGAGTGCATCGACCGTCTCGCCATCCGCCGCTGTCGTGGTGTTGCGGATGCGACACCGGTGGGCTTCGGGAGCGTTCTTGCCGTCGTCGATGCTGGTGGCGCCGCTGTAGCTCTGGATTTGCAGCCAGCCGACGTCGTCGCCCTTGATCTCGACGACGTAGTCAACCGCCGCCGTGCCTTCCAGTCGCCACCCGAGCCGCGAGCCGGCCTCGCGGGTCAGTTCGACGACGGTGCCTGTGCTACTGAGGTCGTAGCCGTTTGCTTCGTCGTAAAAGTTTGACATGATTACAAGTCCCAGACCGGTGCCACGTTGCACCGGCAGTTGGCCCGTTCGCCGATGGGCAGCCGCGGGTCGCCCGGCCACTGGGCCGCGTGGCCGTCGATCTCGAAGGTGGCACCGACAGGGACGACCTGGCCGTCAGCCGCGCGGTGGCTCGTCCGGGTGCGCGTGTCGTCCTCGGCGAGCCACTCCTTGCCCGGGGCGCCGGCATCCTGGATGCTGGAGATAGCGCCACGCGCGCTGGCAGCCGTTCCCTC